ATTAGCTACCTCTACGTCGTCCGCTACGATGATGTCTGCACGACTACCTGTGAGCTGTGACGATATACCAAGGGACTTAACAGAGGGTGCGTGAGAGGCTGGAGCTGGTCCTACATCAAAGGCTATCTTACTGAATCGTTGGTTCTCTGACGGCTTTAATCCTTGTAAAATGGGAATCTCCTGAATGATTCGCAAGGTAAATGTAGAGAAGTCATCCGATCTATTCTTACTAGCTGATACAACAAGTATGTTCTTAGATGGATTAAGCAGTAGCTGATGCACTACAAAGGCTGATGTTATCCAAGACTTACCTACTCCCCGGAACGCCATAATAACAGACCGCTTAGGTCCGTGTTGCAAGTACTCCGCTATATCGTATTGAAGCGGGGTAGGATCAGGGAGGTTAAGGTGTTTCCAGACTAGGAATAGAAAGTTTCTAAAGTCTCTAAACTGTGGTGGTACTGTTACATGCCGTTTGGTAGCCATCTCTCGGTGTTACGGTTTCCTTTACTACGGTTCCAATTAGCAGGTGCAATCTGTAAATTACTAGGGTGGTGTAAGCCTCCTATTGATAGAGGTACTATATGGTCTACCTCGAAAGGTATTTGAAGCTTTTCGGAGATTCGTGCACAGTGTGAATAAATTTGTTTTATAACACCCTCGTGTTCTTTTGTTAAACCTTCACTAGCTTTAAGTTTTATAGCTCTTTTTTTACCTGCGTGGTATCTTTGTAATTCTTTTCCCTTATCAGACCTAAACCATTCAGCCATATACTTCTTCATCTTTGGTGTTTTTTGGTATTCGGTTTGGTATTTTTTATAATAATCTTTACCTTTTTCTGATGTCCGCCACTTTTCTTTCCTAAATTTTTCCTGCTCTGATCTATTGAAAGCGTGTAAGTAAGCTCTTCTTTTATCTGTTTTATTGTATGCAGTCTGAGTAGCTATGTAATTTTTCAGTGTTTCTGAATCTCCCCATCTCTCTTTACCTTTACTCCACTGTATATAAAACAAACCATCTACTGTAGGATGTGGGTTACCTCTACTAAAAGTTCTTCTAGCTTTACCTGTTTGTAGGGCTTCTTGGTTAAGCCTTCCTTTAAGGATACCTTTAGTATGTTTATACTTTTCTAGGCTATCTTTAAATAACTCAAGCTTCAGCTGCATCATCTTCCCCAAAGGGTACATCAATAATTGTATTGTTTAACTGGTCCAAAGGAGTACCTACACCGCTGTCCATTACGATATTATTGTCTTTCAACAGCTGTCTAGCTCCATTTAAAAGAGCCGCTGAATACTCTCCAGTCTCGTTCATAAGATCGATGCTCGCTCGGTATGCGTTCGCCACCTCGTCATGCAACGATGAAGCTTGTTTGTGATCTAACATAATATAACTGTACTATCTGTTGTTATCTTTGTAAACAAAAAGAGGCGGCTCCGAAGAACCGCCCCTTAATGATGGATGAGCTTTAAACTATTAAGCAGTCAATGCTGTTTCAAACTCAGATACTGAACCAAGTTCCACACCGTTGTGGTAGAGGTTAGCATCAAAGTCTGCAAGAGCAGCGGAGCTGTCCGTTCCGGAGATGTCGGTGGAAGCAGCAGTTGCGGAGGTTGTGTAGACGGCAAATTTATCTTCGCCTTCATCCCACACCAGAGCAACATTGCTTTCGGAAGAACCACGCTCAACGATGAAACCACCGTCATTAGAAGCGTTAGCACCGGAAGCAGCACCCTTCGACAGATTCATCAACGAGTCAGTAACATCGATGTTGGTGGTCTGTACGGAGGTGGTTGTTCCTTGAACGGTCAAGTTTCCGGAGAATACAGCATTAGCAGCCGAGATGTCACCGCTGAACGAAGCAGAGTTACCGTCAGAAGCGAGGGAACCAGCTTGGGTTTGCAGATTAGAGATGTCAGTGTCGTTGCTGGAAACGTTGCTTTGAAGAGTTGAGATGTCGCTGTCATTGGAGCTAACATTGGACTGAAGAGTCGAGATGTCAGAATCGTTAGAAGCAACAGCGTCAGCAACAGTTTTAAGTTGAGTATCAAGGGCTTCGTCAGCAGCTTTAAGACTGGCTACAGAACCGAGATAGTTAGTAGAACCATTAGCGGTGTAGGAACCATCAGTACCAAGACCCGCACCAGATTGAGTATCATTAACTTCCGTTTGAAGGGAGCTGATGTTGCTGGAGTTAGTCGAGATATTGCTTGTGTTCGTGGAGATATTGCTGGCGTTAGTGGAAACGCTGGAGCTAACAGTTGAGATTTCTCCGTCTACATAAGCCTTAGTGGCGGCGTGAAGATTAGCAGTAGGAGCACCTGAAAGGGTCAAAGCCCCAGTCATTGTTCCACCTGCGAGGGCAAGCTTCTTATCAAGCTCTACTTTTGTTTTTTGACCCAATTGGGTAAGCAAACTAGACATAATATATAATCCTTTGTTGTGGGTTAGTTGTGTTTAGAAAGAGTATAAGGACAGCTAATAACTGTCAAGCATCCGCAATTAGAATGTCGCCAGCTTCTGTAAGTAACGAATTACCAAGCTCATCTGTAATATGTATGGATTGTGGTATAGCAGTTCCTAAACTACTAATTAACCAATCAGTTCCGTTATCTATTGCTAAACAAGGACTTCCATCGTCACCGTCTGATACATAAACAACTCTACCAGCAGTACCACTGGACGGTAAACTAGAAGATGTATACGATCCTACTTGTAACAGTTGGGATATAGTAAGGTCACCGCTAACTGTACCACCTGATGTATTTAACTTGTTATCAAGCTTTGCTTTAACCTTCTGACCTAACTGTGTTAATAAACTACTCATTGCTCGTTACGGTGTATTTAATCCATCTATAAAGTCTTGATAATCACCAACTTCCTCTTCTCGTGCGTCTAAGAAGTACGGCAAATCATTCCAAGCATCTGATCCGTTTCCGATCTTAATCCTGTTACGTGCTGAGTCTAATTCGATTCCTAGTTCCCCCTCTAAAAGAACAGGGTTGGTTGATGCCCAGTTAGCTGCGGTATCTCTTCTAAGTTGTATTCTTTTACTAAATGTAGCCATTTGTTATGCTCCTCCTCCTTCGTAAACATCTAAGTTATCACTAGCAGTAGCTCCTAAAGAATCGATCTGTGGGTCACTCAACGGTGCATTACCCCCACTTAACCCGATGATGTCAGGGTCAGATGTTAAAGAATCTGTTATCGCTTGTGCAGCAGCAGTCGTAGCTATCGCTTCCGTAACACCACCAGCAGCAACTGCACCAAGTGTATTGTACTGAGCAATCAACGGATTACGTCGGATAACCGGAGGTCTTCTGTACGGCCTAGCCATCAGCACTTCCACCTACGCAACGCTAAAGCTTTACGAGTAGGACGTCCTTTACTATCTTTCATCGGTCCCTTCACTCCAGACATCCTAGCACAGAAGGAACGCTTACGTGGACCACCTCCGGGCTGTGGAGCTTTCAGCTTAGAACCAGTAGCTCTGTTGTACTTCCGTCTACCTTTAGCAGTAAGCCCACCTTTTCGAGACTTCTCGCCTCTACCTATAGACAACGAGACACCCATCTTATTTCTTCTTAAACCCACGCTTCATATTAGCGTAAGCCTTTGGTGTAATCGTTGACTTCTTTTTACTGCGACTGATGCCGAGTTTCTTTCTTCTATTAATGTTTGCGTATAATCCTTGTTTCATCTTTGTACTAATACCTCCATCATACGATCTAATTTAGTGTGAACTTCTTTAAGTGCTTCTTCTACCTTTGCGATCCGTGCTTCAACAGCTCTATCTCTTTCCCGTTGAGCAGCTAACTCCACCTCTATCTTAGTCATTCTTTTCTCACCGAGATCAAGACGTTCAATAACACGTTTGATAATCCACCCGATCACGCCAAGAGCGACGACAAGTCCGGTGTTAAGAAAGCTGGAGATGGAGTCGATCATTGTTTCTATTAAATTTTATATGTGATCGTAAACTGAATATCGGCAGAACCTGAATTTAAAGCTCCAACTGTTAGACTCAAGTCACCGCCTCCCGATGAGGATTGTCTAAGTTGAATCACATCTGAACTATCCCCAATTTGAGGAACGATAAAACCACTAAATGTAACATTATCAAGAACGCATGAACCTTGACTTAAACCTTCACTTGAAGCTGTAAAGGGTAAACCTTGTATATAAAGAGTATTACCAGCGGTCATACCTGTAGTATCAATATTTAACATTTGAGCAGAAATCGTAACAAGATCACCGTTTCTTACATATCTTAACCCATTAAGTGTACCTATAGTAGCTTGATTCCCACCCGATTGTGCATCTGAAATAACAGGAATCCATACCGTAGCTGGTTTATATATTGGAATGGTATCTGAGAAAGTAATACCAGTTGCTACGATCCCTTCGTTATAAGTGCTTCCTACAGGTTCAAACTTATCATTTAAAGAGATTAGATAACCATCACTAGTACTGATACAGTTATAAGCATTACCGCCTGTAAATGTATTGCCTCTAAAAACTACCGTATCTCTAACCTCATCTAATCTTACATGGTAATAATCACCCCCATAACCATTTATATTGGCTAAAGATTGAGCAAAGAAATTACCGTCAATTACAATGCTGCTTTCAGTATTTGATAGTATTGAAGTACCCGCAGCATCGCTACCACCACCGCCTGTAAATGAAACAGCAGGTGGAGAACTATAACCACTACCGTTATCAGTCATAACGACAGAGTCTACTTGACTACCATCGAGAACAGCATATCCAGCAGCTCCGCTGCCTCCACCTCCCGTAAATGTAACAGTAGGTGCGGATTCATAACTACTTCCACCATCTGATATAGTAACACCTGTAACTACCGGTGCATTATTATTAAAGAATATTTGAGGAGTGGCAGTACCTGGACCACCCCGATTGCTTTCAAAGTAGTTACCGCATATATAGATACTAGAACCAAAGTTAAGGCGTAAACCACAATAGTCAGTACCGTTACCTTGCATTGTGTTGCCTATAATTCTTACACCATAAGATGATTGACCGCTACTTCTTCCGATCTTCATACAACCGTTCCCACTCTCCATTGTATTATTTGAGAATGTGCAAGCCCAAGCTTGATTAAGGTCTATGAAGTAATATTGGTGCTGAGTTGAATAGCACCCATCAACGGTAATTTGTTGAGCAAAATAATTGTTACTATCTTCCCCGCTGTTTTCAGTAAAGAACCCATTACAATATTCAAAGAATAAATTTCTAAACTCACAACGCCACATCCTGCCCACATTAAATATGCGAGCGTAATTAGGCATAGTAATGTAGTTATTCTTGTATGTCGTTCTATCTGTAGCGTCAGAAGCAGCTGCGGAACTTGAGCAGAAATTTAAATCTTCAACGAAAACTGCACTTACACACTCGGACGAAGCACCGTCAGGGCCAGCCATCCAAACATTATTAGCACCTACATTGTTTACTACAATACGACTATTAGAGCCATCTCCGTAGATTTTAATAGGTTCAGGTTGATCTTGATAAGTAGGATCGCTTTCAGCGAATTGAAGGCAAGTGTTAATCTTCCCGCTTTGTGGTTCAAAATAATACTCACCAGCGGGGAAATAAATCGATCTACCACCTGTACCATTTTGAGCCGCATTGATTAAAGATTGTATAATAGTTGTGTTATCTGTAGCTCCTGTATTATCAGCCCCGTAATCCAACACGTTAACAACATCAGCGAACCGATCAGCAAGACTCCTAGCCCGTGTTGAACCTGTCGCTGTTACTTGTGCTTCATTAACCGTCGCAACAGAAGCAGCAGCAGTAGCAACCACACATATCTCAGCAGAGTTAGAAGGTATCGTATTAAATGTAATAGCTGTAGCACCTATCGTGTAGTCAGTATCTGGAACTTGTACAAGACCGTCTATCGATACGATGTACGCTTTTGCGTCTGTTGTTTGCGGGGTAAACGAAAGAGTGAAGACGTTATCAGTTCCGTTACCAGTGTGTGTGGATTTATAGAACCCAGCTAAGTTGGTATCGGTAAGTGCGATCTGTGTGTCTACGTATCCTTTGTTAATAGCATCGGTTGCTAATGTACCGTCCGCTAAGTTCTTGATCTGCTTGTTACCAGCGTTGTAGTTCGTACTACCTTCTAGCTCTTTCAAACCGGAATCCGCACCTTCAGTAGCTTCTTCAGCTAAGTAACGATTGTGTAGGTACGCTCTATCTAACTCAGCCTCTGTTAACACCGATCCGTTCTGAAAGTCTACAAGGTTCGTGTTAGGTGCTGACCTACGTTTTATACGTACTAACTCACCACCAGCCAGAGCAGTCGTTGGATTGCTTAGATTGATGCGTTGAGACGGAGAGGTTTCAATGGTGTAGTTTGTAGTGATCGTTTGATCTACACCCTCGATTTCCACAATAACGTGATCGTCTTCAAGATACGGAAAGTTAAAAGCAAAGTACTGCTGTGCTGCTGTTGCTGTATAGTCTACGTAGGTGTTAGCCATGATGATAAGTGTATATTATTAATTATTGAGTGAGAAGAGCAAGTCCTTAGTCTAATAGCGGAGCTAATTCAGGAGCTACTACTTTTCTTGGAGCGGTTTCTCCTTCGATTAATGTCTTCTTAGTTAAGTCTCTTAATAAGTAGTATTGTGCTTCTAATTCTGGGTTTTCTCTTACTAATTGCTCTAAAGCTTTATTCCTCAACGCACGGAGATTCGCTTCTATAGTAATCTGTCTTGCATTAGTTATAGGAGAACCTTTAGGTACTTTACCCATTCTTTGATATTTAGGTTTATTGTAAGCTCTAATTATTGCATCAGCTGGTTTTAGTTCTGAGAATATTTGTTGCCAACGGTCATATAGAGTCTGCTCTAATCCAAAACCGTAATCTTTTTGTACCTTTAATTTCTTTAGATTTAAACCAGGAACTCCATCGTCCGGTCGACTAAACTTAAAACGACCGCCAACTTCTGCTAAAATCATTCTAGCTTCGTCTTCTTTAGTAAATAACTTCTCACCTACTTTAGATGCCCTACCCATTTTAACATCTTCTTTAGTAGCAGTAGACGCTCTTAAACTTTCAACACGCAAAGGACTTAAATAGTTTATAGCTTGTCCTATTGCATCATATTGAGATGCTCGCTTAGGTATTCCTAACTCGTCTCTTTTAGGGTCTAACTCTCTGCGAGTTTTAGCAAAAGCCATTTTAAACTGCTCCATAGGCTCGTTTATTTGTCTTAGGTATGGATCATTTAATTGAGCAGCAGCTTTCATTGCGGACGGTACTGCCATTCTATTTATAGCGGTAAACAAAGCATTAGCACCGCTCTTACCTCCTTCTTCCCACTTACCTCTAAACAGACCGTCATTCAACTCACTAATATTCATTAAGTAAGTTTTGTCTGTAATCATAGTGGTTAGTGCTAGTTGAACGGAACTAATAACTTGATCCAATTCTTCATCTGGCATTGAGTTATCTTCTTTAGCTCTTAGTAATGTAGCAGACACTCCGTATACATCAGCGATAGAACCTAATCGACTTAAAGGTAAATAATTATCACCCATTTGGTCTCCACCTGCATTGCCAGTATCCCAAAATCTTTTAGCAGCTGACATGTTTATAGCGTGTGGTTCCCAACCTGTACTCATTTTAGTTTCACGCTCTTTATAATCTTTGGGACCTTCTCCTGTAACTATACCTTGATCTGCAAGATATAAAGCAGAAGCCCATAATCCAGCACCTACTATCTGTCTACCTCTAGCTTGTGCTCTTATAGACGGATTGTCGCTTCTTAGTTCCTCTAGTGTCCTTTGGAACGTCATCTTGTTCATCCCTGGTATCATTAGACCACCACTAAGAGTACCCCCTAGTTCCATAAACATGTTAGTAGGAGTTCTTAAAAATAACTGAACTAATTCTAATACGCTAGATTTCTGTCTTAACTCACCTAATTTTGTAGCACCTGCCTCTAGTACACCGTAGTCACTACTTAGTTCTCTTTGGAATGTTATTTTATCTCCAAAGTCCTTCATGTATTCGATTTCACTAGACAGTTTATTTGTCCAGTTATCTCTAACATATTCGGTTATAAACTCTTTAGCTTCCTCAACATTGAGTCCTTGCTCTCTAGCTTTAGATACAGCATCCATCTCTACATCGTTCTTTGTCTTGAATCTTTTTCCGTCAACAAAGTACCGAGCTAACCTAGACTCCATGTAATCTTTTATCTGCCCTACAGGGGCTTCACCTCTTTTAACTAGTTGTTTATATTCTTCAGCTAACAACGCACGAGCTTGAGCTTTACCGAATAAGTGCCTATAGAACTCATCTTGAAATACTAAACCTTTAGGACCAAAACTTAAAAGTTCTCCTGTATTTTCAACAGTCTCTCCTATAGGTCCTGATAGTCCAGTAGCTTCCATAGTAAAAGCTTTTTCACCTATCTTCTCGTAGTGGTTATTTAAAGACATCGACCCTTGAGAATTAGCAGCAGCTACTTTAGCAGCCTGAAAAGCATCATCTATTCCGTATAACAAATACTTAGTAGTTCTTAGAGCCATCCTAGTTTGTTCTAAATTACCTGTAGCTAGTCCACCTACCCCTTGGTTCATCAACGAATAAAGAGTCATCATAGCATTACCAGCAGCAGCGGCAGCTTGTGTAGGAGGAGCACTCAAAACACCATCGTAAACTAGTTCTTTACCTACTCTACCAAACTTCTCACCTATTGATCTCTTACTTATTTCTAACAGTTTTCCTAGCTTCTGTGGGTCTTTTACTAATCTTATTTCATTTAGTAGAGCTTTTACATTCTTTAACCCACCGAGTTTTTCTAGCTGTTCTTTAAGTTCACCTGGGCTAAGTTCTTCTGGATACTTAATAAGTTCTTCAACTAAATCCTTTTCAGCTTTTGTAGCTTTCCTTTCAAAGGTGTTAATATTAGCAGCTATTTGATCTTTAGCTATTTTTCTACTCTGTAACAACTTACCAGCTGAACTAGAAATTCTAGCTGATTCTTCTAAAAATATTTGAAGTCTATCCATATCAGCCATTAGTCGAGTAGCTACAGCTGGATCGTTTAAATCTGTATTAGCTTCTACTTTCTTAAACCAATCTTCCATAGCTGAAAAAGTCATACTATCAGCCAACGCTGTTTTAAATATAATATCTTCAGACTCTTTAGCTATCTGCTGTACAAACCTAGCTTCATCTAATTCAGGATCAAGTTTCTTTCTTAAAGCCGTTACTTGTTTTATTAAAGATTCTTTATCAGTCTTAACACGACTTGTTTTGATCTTATCACTTAACTGTTCAAGTACACCCACCACTGATTTCTGTATACCTTGGTCCGTAGTAAAAGTAGCTAAGTTAAGCGGTATAATTTCACTCTTACCTTCTAGTACTTTAGACAAGTCTTCATCACTCATCCCCATTCTTTCTAGGGCTTCTAGCTTCTGTTCAGTGGTGAGCTTAGTGGGTTGAGTGGGTTGCGGTGCTATTTCTGGTTCAACAGATTTTTCTGCGGTCGGTGCTTCGATTTCTTCTTTAGGTCTAAGTACTGTACCTTCTCCTACTTGTGGTTCTTCTAGTTTTCTTATTCTATCAACAATAGCTTGTCTTGTTTCTTGCTCTTGTTTAATAGCCTCTTCTTTCAGCCCATCTAAGTATTCTTTATCTCCTACTCTAATAGTCTCAAGAGTTTCTTTAATTTCTCTTTTCTCTCTTAATAACAAATCTCTGTACTCACCTGTTACTTCAGGGTTCTCCAGCATACTATCTATAGATGAAATTCTTTTAGCTGCATTAACTTCAGCTACCTTCTTCATCTTATCCATGTCACTAGCAGACGATCCTAGTTTATGGAAGTTCTGTCCGGATGTTAGATACTTAGTACCACCCCCAAATAACAAACCAGCTGCACCAGAGAAACCTAACTGTTGTACACTTATTCCATCTGTTCTTTTACCTGTGGCTACTTCAAGACCTTGTCGTAACAAATCTTCAGTAAAAGCCATTGCGGTACCTTCAGCAGCAGCTACACCTGTTTGTTTTAACCTAGATAATTGGGCTACTTTTTTATACGCAGCTAACGGTCCTAATGTTCCTATAGCTGTTGTAGCTATGCCTTCTTCCGGTGAATACTCTGCTTCAGGGTCTCTGTGACTTTGTGCCCAATAATTAATACCTAAATTACCTAGTCCATTTATTGCTATATAAGCACCTATGCCTGGCAAACCGCCACCAAGTAAAGGAGTTGTAACACTTTGTAAAGCAACGCTACCTCCGATCTCTCCTCCTATTGATTCAGCTAATCTTAAATACTTACCATCTTCCTCGTCTATAGGTTCAAGAACTCCTGCCGTTGAAACCTCACTAGGAGCACGGGTAGAGGATGAATCAGCTAAAGGTAAACCCTTCTGCTTAAATCCCTCAAAAGCTTTTTGTTCCTCAATTAATTCTGCAATCGTCTTAGCCATTACTGTATTTTATCTTTGTAAGCTCGAAGAAATGTCAACACCTCTTCTAAGTTATCTGGGAACTCTAAGTTTGAAATTAAACCTTCTATCTTCGAATCAACTAGCGAAGCGTTGCCTGTCTCAATTCCTCTTATAGCGTTTTCTAAATTTTTAACAGTGATATATGAATCAGTATCTATGATATATTTACCAGTCCGCAACTCGCTTAGTACTGTCTTCTTGTACTCTTCGTTAAAGTCTTGATATAGGTTTATAGACTGTTCTGTTAGTGTTTCGTCGAGCTGTTGAGGTGTGATATTAGGGTTAGCTTTTACTAAATCGTCTCTTGTTTCTTTGAGTTTAGATCGCCAAGCTAACATACCTTTAAGTCTTAAAGTATCTAGGGTATTCGGGTGTGCGTTGTAGTTGGTTATATCTTTAACAGCGTTTGTTGTAGCAGGGCTAATACCAGCTATCTTCATCTCTTCCGTTAGCTTTGTATCCTTAAATTGATTTTTAAAACTTTCTGTTAATCTTTTAACAGCTGAGATTCCCTCCATAACTTCGTTATTGAATCTATCACTGTCACCGTTCTGCTGTTGTATTGTTTTAAAGTCGTCAAAAGATAGCTCTCTCCTCTCTAAAGCATCTTGAGCGTCTTCAAGCACATCTAAGCCTTTATCTAAATCTGCTTTCAATGTGCTCCAAACTCTAGGATCAGTCTCTATATCAGCATCTGCATTATAGTAATCTTTATTGGATAACTCTATCATGCTTCGTATAGTTTCTTCTACATCCAAACCATGCACATTAGAAGATACACCAGTAAGTCTTACACGGTTCGTCCAATCTTTTAAATAAGAATCAGTAATAATATCACCATCGTTGAGCTTACCTTTAAACTCTGTCACTAAAGGATTTAATACTTCCTCTTTATTGGTTGTGTATAAGTTTTTTGCTTTGTTTTTAAAATAGGAATCTTTAGCTTCTATGTCTCTTTTAAATGTAGCTAGATCATCTCTAAGTTCTGCTGTAATAAACTTAGCCCCAGTATCAGGATTAATCACCCAGTTCTCTATATCTTTTACCTTTCTTAAAGCTAGAGGAGCACCACCAGATTCAACTAACTCCAATATGGATGGTTTAATTAATTCATCAAAAGCATATTTATGAGAGTTCTCAAACACACCCGCAGCTCTATTAACCCAACCAACCATCTCAGGACCATTAATATCTATCTCGCCTTTTACAACACCTTCGACTAGCGGTAGTCCCAGTTCTAACCAAGCTCCCTTACTCTTCTCTGTTCTTACAGCATCTAATCTACTATTAACATCCTTCCTAAACTCATCATCTACTTTACCTAATACTTCAGCAGCATATGCTCTAACAGATGGATCAGAGAACTCAGGTCTTTTTAAGAACTCAGCTTTGGTTTTTGCGATAGCTACTTCAGGATCATCTGTGGTTTCAACAAGACTTCTTAATTGATCCCTGTAATCTCTGTTAACTAATACTTCACCTTGTGCTTGTAGACCTCCAATAATAAATGGAGCGTTAGCATTCTCAGGAATAACACCAGATTTAATACCTTTCCTGGTAAGATTCTTTAACTGTTCACTAACTCCGCTAGGGTCTAATTGAAAAGCTTCTCTACCCTTAGCTATCTCCGCTTCTCTAGCTAATCTATCTTCTTCTTGTTTTTGCTCTACTAGTTGTTGTTTAGCTAAACTAAGTCTACTGAATTGTTGTAACGCTGGATTTATTTGAGATAGTGCATCAGCTAAATCTTGATACCCACTACGACCTACTTTTACATTAGCTAGTTTATAGCTAAAGCCAGGCATATCAACAAAAGGTACTGTTCTAAGTTTAGTCATATTACACTCTGCCTTTGTTACTGATGCTTAAATCACTTCTTTTTCTTGTAGCACTTGCTAAATTTAAACCAGCAGTAGCTCCGGACAATCCTCCGCTTATAGCTTTAAAACTTGTTACCAATGGGCTTTCAGTTTGTATAGGTTGACTATATTTCAATAACTCCTGTTGCCCAGCTAAAGCTAACTCTTGCATGCCAAGTCCGTATTGAATACCGTACAGACCTTCCTCTTTTTCTAGCATACTAAGCTCAACACCTAGTTGTCTATCTAAGTCTCTCTCAAAAGCATCTGATATAGCCACACCCTGTTTAGCTCGCAGAGTACTAGCAGCTGCGTCACGCATCATTTCGAGTTGTCTTTTCCGCTGGCTTATTGACTCCATTCTTTGCTGTGACTCTAACAACGCAGAAGTTCTTTGAAGTCCTTTTTTTTTGACTGCAGCTTGTCTTTGTTGTTCTTGAAACTGCATTTGTGCCTTAGCTTGCTGACGCTGACCAACTGCACCTACAACAGGGGAAGCGATACCTAAAGCAGTAGTACCAGCCATAACCCCAAGACCTGTAGCTGTTATACCTGTAGCCGCAGTTGCTGCACCTACGGAACCATAACCCAACATTGCCGCACCTATTACTGGAAAACACATAACAATTACTTCCTCTCTAATATAAATGACAGATAGCCGTCATACTGACAATCGCTAAACTCTGCACCTAACCACTCCAACCATTTAATACTCAACGTGTTACTCTTCATAACAAAGTTAGTGAGATAATCAAAGCCATCTAACAAGTCCATCATGCGTTCCTTGGAGTGCTTCAGAAAGAACTTCTTAATCTTTG